TAATGGTGATTTATCTTATTTGAACTTAGACTGGAAGCCTGTTCCTATATTATCTAAATTCGTAGATATAGTAGTTAATGGTATTTCAGGTAAGTCTTATGATATAAAAGCATATGCGCAAGATCCTCAATCAATAAAGAAAAGAACGGACTATGCTTCCATGCTTTATGAGGATATGGTTGCTAAAGAATATTTAGATAGCTTAAAACAAACGTTGGGTATTGATTTATATCAAACACCTAATATAGATACAATACCAGAGTCTAAAGAAGAGCTTGAACTTCATATGCAATTAAGTTATAAGCAATCAATTGAGATAGCAGAAGAAGAAGCTATATCGTCTGTACTTGCTCAAAACAAATACGATCTTACTAGAAAAAGATTGAATATGGATTTAACTGTTCTAGGGATTGCTATTGCTAAAACAGGTTTTAATACTGCAGAAGGTGTAACAGTTGATTATGTAGATCCAGCTTATGCTATTTATTCTTACACAGAAGATCCAAACTTTGATGACATATATTACGTAGGCGAAGTAAAGTCTATAACAATTCCTGAACTTAAAAAAGAATTTCCTAACATATCAGAAGAAGAGCTTGCTAGAATTCAAAAAATGCCAGGCAACAGCCAGTATGTAACTGGTTGGGGTAATTACGATAAAAATACAGTACAAGTTTTATACTTTGAATACAAAACATATCACAATCAAGTATTCAAAATAAAGCAAACAGAACAAGGATTATTAAAAGCTTTAGAAAAGCCAGACACATTTAATCCACCAGAAAATGATAACTTTGAAAGGGTATCAAGATCTATTGAGGTATTATATACAGGAGCAAAAGTATTAGGTAACAACGATATGCTAAAATGGGGGTTGGCAGAAAATATGTCAAGACCCGTAGCTGATACAACTAAGGTTGAAATGAATTATGCTATATGTGCACCTAGAATGTACAAAGGAAGAATTGAATCTATTGTAAGCAAATGTATTGGCTTTGCAGATATGATTCAATTAACTCATTTAAAACTGCAGCAAGTTTTATCTCGTATGGTACCAGACGGTGTATACTTAGATATGGACGGACTTGCAGAAGTTGACTTAGGCAACGGCACAAACTACAATCCTGCAGAAGCACTTAATATGTATTTCCAAACAGGTTCTATTGTAGGTAGATCACTTACACAAGACGGTGATATGAATGCCGGTAAAGTACCAATTCAAGAACTTAATAGCTCAAGCGGTCAAGCTAAAATAGGAGCGCTTATACAGACGTATCAATATTATTTACAAATGATACGCGATGTAACAGGGCTGAATGAAGCAAGAGACGGTACGGCAATGGACAAGAATTCGCTTGTGGGGCTGCAAAAGATGGCCGCTAACGCGTCTAATGTTGCCACTAGACATATTAACCAGTCTAGTCTTTATATAACACTTAAACTGGCTGAAAACATTGCTCTTAAAATAGCAGATGCTTTAGAATTTCCGCTTACAAGAAGTGCATTACAAAACTCTATATCAACGTTTAATATAAAAACTTTAGACGAGGTTATAAATTTAAACCTGCATGACTTTGGTATATTTTTAGAACTAGAGCCAGATGACGAAGAATTAGCACAGCTTGAAGCAAACATTCAAGTTTCATTACAGCAAGGCAGTTTAAATTTAGAAGACGCTATAGATTTAAGACAAATAAAAAATCTTAAGCTGGCAAATCAAATGCTTAAAATAAAACGTAAAGCAAAAGCTAAGCAAGATCAAGCTAACCAACAAGCTAACATTGCTGCTCAAGGGCAAGCCCAAGCAGATACAGCAGAAAAAACAGCTATGGCTGAAGTTCAAAAGCAAGAAGCTATAATGAGCTCTAAAGTACAATTTGAGCAAGCTACAAATCAAATGGAAATACAACGTATGGAAATAGCAGCCCAGTTAGAAGCGCAAAAAATGCAAACAAAGTTCCAGTACGATATGCAACTTAAACAACTAGATGTTCAAACAATCCAACAAAAAGAAGGAGCAATTGAAGATCGTAAAGATAAACGTAGCAAAATGGAAGCTACACAGCAAAGTGAATTAATAAGTCAAAGAAAAAATGATGGCTTACCAATAGACTTTGAAAATCAGCCTGAACAAGGCATGCAAGCTTTCATGTAGAAAGTAACAACTATTTAATTATATTATATTATGTCAGAAGTAAAAACAAATGAACCTGTTAAACAGGAAGGTGAGTTTAAATTAAAAAAGAAAACTCCTAAAAAATTAGCAACCGTAAGCGAAGAGCCAGTTAAGGTTAATATTAAAGAACCCTTAGTTGAGCTAGAGCCAGACGTTAAAAAAGTAACAATACCTAAACAAGAAGAAGATGCTATTCAAATCGGAGAAACAGAGAAAGTATCTGTGGAAGAACCATCCGGAGATAGCGCAAAGATGGGAGAACTTATACAAGAGTCCAACGAGAATGTTGAAGGGTTTTCTCCAATCAAAGAAGTCGAAGTAGCTAATATAACTGAAGTAAAAGCTGAAGTTGAAAAAGCTCAACAAGACAAAAAAATTCTTGGTAAAGAATTGCCAGAAAATATTGAAAAGCTTGTTTTGTTTATGGAAGAAACAGGTGGGACAATAGAAGACTATGCTAGACTTAATGCTGACTATTCTAAAGTAGACGACGTTACATTGTTAAAAGAGTATTATAAAAAAGAAAAGCCTTATTTAGAAGGGGAAGACATAGATCTCATTTTAGAAGACTTTGTTTATGATGAAGAAGTAGATGAAGAAAAAGATATGCGCAAAAAGAAAATTGCGTTTAAAGAAGAAGTTGCAAAAGCCAAAAACTATTTAGAGGAAACTAAGAGTAAGTATTACGACGAGATCAAGTTGAGACCGGGCGTTACTCAAGACCAACAAAAAGCTATGGACTTTTTTAACCGATATAATAAGCAGCAAGAACAAGCTGAGCAACAACACACACAATTTAAAGAAAGTACTAAACAGCTTTTTAACGACAGTTTCGAAGGTTTCGATATTAAAGTTGGTGAAAAGAATTATAAGTACAATATTCAAAATCGTGATAAAGTTGCAGAAAACCAATCTAACATTAAAAACCTTGTCGGGAAGTTCCTAGACGCTGAAGGTAATGTTACAGATACAAAAGGTTATCACAAAGCTATGTATGCGGCTGACAACGTGGATAAGATCGCGGCTCATTTTTATGAGCAAGGAAAAGCAGATGCTGTAAAAGAAGTTGTAAGCAGTTCAAAAAACTTAAGTAGCACTAAAGCTAGGTCTACTCAAGGGGATGTGTTTATAAATGGACTTAAAGTAAAAGCTATAAGCGGTGCTGATTCCAAAAGCTTACGAATTAAAACAAAAAAATTTAACTAAAAAACTAAAAAATTATGGCTTTAACTCCACAATTTGGAAGCTTAATACCTTCCTCTAGACAGGAGCTATTAAATAGCAACTATCTACAATTTAACGGCGGTGCTAACGCGGGTGATTCAAACTCTTTCGCTCAGCAGTATTTGCCAGAAGTATATGAAGCTGAAGTAGAACGTTACGGAAACCGTACGTTATCTGGCTTCTTAAGAATGGTTGGCGCTGAAATGCCAATGTCAAGTGATCAAGTAATTTGGTCCGAACAAAATAGATTACACATATCTTATGATAACTGTACTTTCGGAGGCGGACTTATTACAGTAGCACCAGCTGCTGGTCTTCCAGGAGTACAAAATGTTATATCAGTAAATGATACAGTTGTTCTTTTGGATACTGCAACAGGCGCTGAGCAAAAAGGTATTGTTACCGCTTCTGTACAAGCAGTTGCTGGTGGTGCTAACGGAACAATTGCTGTATCTGCTTTTGGTGGAGCTGCTCTTGTTGGAGGTGCTGCTTTAACTTCAGGATCAATTAAAGTATTTGTATATGGTTCTTCTTACACAAAAGGAACTACAATTGGTACTGGAGTTGGTAATTCATCTACAAGACTAAGCGTAGAGCCTCAGTTTACACAATATTCTAATTCACCAATTATCCTAAGAAGCCAGTACGTAGTATCTGGATCTGATATGGCTCAAATTGGATGGGTAGAAGTTGCAACTGAAGACGGAACATCTGGATACTTATGGTATTTAAAAGCTGAATCTGAAACAAGATTGCGTTTTGAAGATTACTTAGAAATGAGTATGATTGAAAGTGAATTTAGCCAAATAGGTGCAGGTGGTGCAGGTGGTGCAGGTTATGCTAACGGTACTATGCCTGGATCTGAAGGATTATTTGCCGCTATTCAAGCTCGTGGAAATGTAGAAGTAGGATTTACTGCTGCTGCTGGACTTGACGAATTTGATGCAATTCTTAAAAACTTAGATACTCAAGGAGCTATTGAAGAAAACATGTTATT